GGGCTGCTTAACCCGCAACGTAGTGAGGACACTGCGAAGCACTTAACTGAAAGGAGATCAACATGACTGAAGACAAAAAGGTCATCACGATCGACGATGTAGAATACACTGAAGACCAACTATCTGATGAAGCAAAGGTGTGCATCAATCACATTGGCTCACTGGATCAGAAGATTAATTCTGCTAGCTTTAACTTAACGCAGCTTCAAGGTGGCCGTGAGTTTTTTATGGCAAAGCTAAAGCAAGCGCTGGAAATAACGGAAGAAGAAGATGGATAAAAGAACAGTGGCATCGGCGCATGAGCGTATAGACGGGCTTGAAAAAGAGGTGATTGCTATGCAAACAGAAATGCGAATCCAATTCAAAGATCTGTTTAGCCGCGTTAAGCGCATGGAAGCAATCATGATTGGCACGACAGGCTTTATCATTGCACTCTTAGTTGCCGTGCTGTCGAAGATGGGCTGACAAAATGATTGACCCTGTTACAGCGGTCGGTCTGGCTACAAGCGCTTTTAATATTCTCAAGCAGGGCATTAGTGCTGGCAAAGATATACAAGAGATGAGCGGAACCTTGGCTAAATGGGGTTCCGCTTTTTCTGATTTTCAGTACGCAGAAGACAAGACAAAGAACCCTCCTTTTTATAAGATGATGTCTGACAATAGCGCCAATGCTATCGAGATCTTTGCGCAGAAAAAGAAGATGGAGGCTATGCGAAAAGAGATTAAGGATCACATCTCTTGGACTTACGGGCCAAGTGCCTGGGAAGAGGTGCTATCCATTGAGGCTGAAATGCGGCGCATACGCAAGGAACAGGCTTACAAAAAGCAAGAGGCAATCGACAACGCCATTAATTTTGTTGTTGGCACAGTGATATTTGTTATTGCTGGTGCTGGTGTTGTCACGGGATTTTATTATCTGGGTCGCTATCAGGGGAAGTGGTAATGTGGATATTGGTATGGTTTCAAATAATGAACAACAACGTGACGCACTACGAACTTGGTCAATTTGGGGACAGTAGCGCGTGCGCGCGTGCAAAAGATGAGGCGAGCGTCCTTATCACTAACTCCAACATAGTGACTTATTGCTTTGAGGTTATACCAGAATAAAAAGGGCGATTACGTTGTGTATGACAAATCTGGAAAAGTTGTTATAATAACGCACCACAAACGCTACGCTGTAGATTACGCTAGGAGTATAGAAGATGCCGAATGAATTTGATCTGAACGGCAATGGCGAAATTGACCCGATAGAACATGAGATCATGCTGGAAGACCGCCGCCGCCGCATGGAGGACTCTGATGCAAAAAGAGATGCACAGAGGCGCATGACGTGGTTTTCCTTATCTGGGATGGTTCTATACCCTTTCGTCATTCTAGCTGCTTCTTTGTGGGGCTTAGAGACCGCTGCGGGTCTATTGGCTGACATAGCGGCGGTTTATGTTATCGGAGCATCTGGTATCGCTGCCGCTTATTTTGGTTTTAATGCAATGGAGAGTAAAAATGCTGCAAGCACTGATAGGTCCGGTAGCTGAACTGGCTGGCGGCTGGCTAAAGGGTAAGGCGAGCGCACAAGCTGCGTCTGCCAACCTCAAGCTCGTCGAGGCCGAAGCCAAAGCTACAATAATGAAATCAGCCGCTACATCTGAAGCGGATTGGGAGCGCATAATGGCGCAAGGATCGCAAAACAGCCTCAAGGATGAATGGCTGGTTGGCTTATTCAGCATTCCTTTAATATTGTCGTTCTGTGGTGAGTGGGGGCGTAAGACGGTGGCTGATGGTTTTGCCGCGCTGGCTACCATGCCAGAGTGGTATCAATATACGTTAGGCGTAATTGTAGCGAGTAGCTTCGCAGTACGGTCAGCAACTAAATTCTTCGGAGGCAAGAAATCATGAGCGATGCAATGCGAGAACTGCAAGGGAAATGTGGCGTTTCCGCAGATGGTCAATTTGGCCCGAATACAGCCAGAGCTATTGCTAATTTCTATAAATTATCTCCAGAAGGTGCGGCGCATTTTCTCGGTCAATGCCACCATGAGAGCGGAGGATTTAGGCGCACAGAAGAAAACCTAAACTATTCAGCCAATGCACTCCGCAAGAGATTTAGCAGATACTTTAAAACGGATGAACAGTCAGAAGAATACGCTCGTCAGCCTGAAAAAATTGCAAATTATGTTTATATGGATGTGAACCGCAAATATGCGCTTGGCAACACTCAGGACGGCGATGGCTGGCTTTGGCGAGGCAGAGGGTTCATCCAATGCACTGGTCGTTTTAACTATAGAGCTTTTGCCAGCGAAATGCGCTTACCAGAGGTTATGGACAGCCCAGATTTAGTTGCGACTGAATACGCTATGGAAAGCGCGCTTTGGTTCTTCCAAAAGAATAACATCTGGAAACACTGCAAGCACGTTAATGACGAGACCATTGAAAAAGTCAGCAGGATAATCAATGGTGGCACGCACGGCCTCAAGGATCGGGTAAACCAGACGAATAAAATATATGGATGGCTTGCATGAGGCAGCTCTTGATGATCTAAATATCGAGCGGGTGGTCCAACATATTGTTTGTTGGTTAACGTGCTATCGAATGCGCCAATCATTCACACGGCCACCCGCACGATTCCTTAAAATATAATTCCGACTGCTGCCATCAGGCCAGCGCCGCTGATAAAGCCAAAGACAGCGCCGACGACACCTGCAATCTCAATTTTTTTTTGCACTTCATCGTCCATCATTAATCCTCCGCAAACACTTCATTGCCTATCTCCAATGGCAACTCGATTGTTGATATTTTAAAATCGCATTTTGGGCAACTTCTACGTCTTTTAATCGTTGGGAATCCATACGCATCGTGCGCCCTAGATTGCTTAGTTTGCAGTTTGATATGGCCATCGCAGTTAGGGCAATGAGACACAGCAATGGTCATGTGCTGCCCCCCTGAAATACAACTGGCTCAGACTTATCTTNCGGCTTTCTGGCGATTAGNTCCGCAGAGCATGAGAGATAGCCAGCACCATCAATATANTTNTCNGCGTGTTCTGGATTTTGCATAGATCTGGCGCACTTCAAGAGCGTCATCATCACGCCGACCTCATGCGGCTTAATCAGTGTGTCAAGATAAATTGACCACAGGTGAGATATGGCGGCAAAGTTTTTTTCCATATCGCCATGTGTGGCGGCGCGATCCCTCGTCACACATTCCTTGGCAGCGTCCAAGATTTCAGCTCGTGTATATTTTGCCTTGCTCATTATATATTAGCTCCCTGTTTCCTAAGTTTTGACGTAAATTCCCTCAGATCGCTCTGGGCAATATGAAGTTCGTTTGCAATGCTCGGCCTTGCATCTTGCCGATACCGCTCATCCTGCAAACGATCCACTTGAGTGCGTAGGTATTGCAATATGGCCTGCTCGGCTGGGGTAAGTTTATCCACGGTTAAACATCCTCCGCATTTTGAATTGCTCTTTTTAACCGAGCCAACAACTCCTGTCGCTCAAGGTTAAAGACGGCCAACTCAAGAAAGCCAACGTCCACATCTTGCACGAAGTCAATGGAATGCTGCACGCACGCGACGGCGATCTTGGATTGATCCAAAGTGATTGTGACCTGTTTCATTCGTCTTCCTCCAACGGTTCAATTTTACCGTGACCATTGCAGTTATTGCAATCTTGCACTTCCGACCCAAAGTCGCCATGCCAAGTGGAACTTTGGCGAACCCAAACGTCACGCTCAACGGTGCCATCGCCATCACATTCGGGACAGTCAATCTTGTCGATCATAGCATCGCGCTCTTGATGAACAGTGGCATAGCAAACAATCCCAAGAGGAATATGATTTCGGCGGCGATTTCTAATTTACGTTTCATGGTTGGTTCTCCCAGTTTGTTGACGTGGCCTCATATGAGGTCACGCCACTGTTTACGATGTAGGTTAAAATTAGCGTTGCCCAGTAAGTCATTGGTCAATCCCTGCCTCTAACTTCCTTAGTTCAATTTGATATCTGTTTTCAGCCTCAACAGCATCGTTATAAGCATCGCAAGCCGCCGCGTAAGCATCGGCTCGAGCCGCCGCTAATTGGGCAGCATTATAAGAGGCCC